CTGGGTCCATTACATTTAACTAGGTTCTGTTGGAAATGTTACGTCAGGCCAATCAGAACTAGACGGCAAGTCACGCAGCAAAGTTCTATACGATGCCCATTCTATCTTCTTATCGTTAGCCAATGGACTGTCGTTAGCTTGTGTCCAATCGCTTGCTGCGAGTAGAGCGTTGCGTTCTTGTCTTACCTGACTTTTATTTTCTTCTAAATCATGTGGTGCTTCGTCTGCTTTACGTTGTTCTATAGCAGCAATATCTTCAGCGGTGTTTTCTATAAGTTCACCATCTTCTATTCTGTAAGTTGCTTCAGCCATTACTCAGTCCTCAAACTAATTTGTATAAATAAATTTCGCCACCAGTAAAGTAATTTGCGCTTGTATATATGTACATTCTTGTAGGTGTTCCGCTTCCAAAATATCCAACCGATTGTGCCATTCTTAAAAATGTATTGGCGTTAGCATTATTTTTATAAGAAGCTACGCCTTCGAAAAATGGAGTTGCAGTACCCCAACCACTAAAACGATAAGCAGCACAAAAAGGAGAACTATCCAGTACATAATTACCAGCCGTTAAAGTAGCAAAATTGTAACTTGAAGAACCAAAATTTCCCCCAGAACCATTGGACATATGATTCATAGAAGCAGAACTATAAGCATTACTGCCTGTTAAATCATTACCACTAGAATCTTTATAGTTAAACCTAATATGATTTCTCTGATCTATTGTAACTTGATTAAATAATAATAATAATTGTTCTTCTGGTGCGGTAATTGAGTTGAAACTAATATTAGTTACGTTCGAAGTAATTGAAACTTTTTGAATTAATTCATAAGCACCACCACCAGCATCAGCCCAACCGACCCCACTTCCTGTTGAAGTAAGAACCTGACCATTAGTACCTTGAGCGCCATTAATTGTTAAATTATCTGTATTGAGTAAACCTGTTACGTCTGCGCCTGTAGCAGTAGTGGCAAGTTTGACTGCATTACTGTGCAGTAACTCTGCCGCCCCACCTTCCGTTGCTTTTATTAAATTAGCTGTGCCACCAGAATTTTGAAGCAAGACTAGATTGCTTTGTATAGCTAATGGCCCAGTTCCTTGATCAGTTATGATACTTGCTGCATCTGCTGTTGAATGATAAATCTGTAAATCTGACGATGCACCAAGTTTTAATTTAACATTGTCACCTAAACTAACACCACCAGTAAACGTAGGGTTTGCTAATGGGGCTGCACCAGTAACATCTGCTACTGCACCGCTTGTTGCAACGGCTGCTAAACTAGGTGTGCCTGTAACGTCAGAATATGCACCGCTAGTTGCCACAGTTGCTAATCCAGATACTTCAGAGGCTGCTATTGCACCATCAGCGAGAGGATTACCTGTGCTTATTAAGTTTGCTAAGTCTCTTGCTTTTGTCATTATGATACACTCCCTTGAGTAATAAGCAGTTTGGTAGCTGCGGTAGCAAAACCAACTTCACGACCAGAAATAGCGGTTGTCGTTAGTGTGCCGCTGTCTGGTAAATAGTATTTAGAACCTACCTCAAGACTAGA